AAGGACATGCTTCGGGAAGGCCCAAGCCCCTACAAGCACAACCGCTTCCGCTTCACGCCGATCTGGTGCTACCGCAGGGGCCGGGACAACCTGCCCTATGGCGTCATCCGTGGCGTGCGCGACATCCAGGACGACGTGAACAAGCGGGCCAGCAAGGCCCTGCACATTCTGAGCAGCAACAAGGTGATCATGGACGAGGGCGCGCTGCCCGCTGGCATGACAATCGACGAATTTGCCGAAGAGGTGGCCAAGCCCGACGCTATCATCACCAAGCGCAAGGGCTACGAGATGTTGCTCAACGCGGAGCGCGACCTTGCTGCCCCGCACTTGGAACTCATGAGCCGCGGCATCCAGATGATCCAGCAGGTCGGTGGCGTGACCGACGAGAACCTTGGCCGCCAGACCAACGCATCGTCCGGCATTGCCATCGAGCGCAGGCAAGACCAGGGCACGCTGGCCACCAACAAGCCCTTCGACAACCTCCGACTGGCCGCCCAGATGCAGGGCGAGGTTCAATTGAGCCTGATAGAGCAGTTCTACACCGAGCAGAAGAGCTTTCGCATCACCAACGAGCGCGGCACCGCCGACTTCTACGACCTCAACGACGGCCTGCCAGAGAACGACATCACCCGCACCAAGGCGGATTTTGTCATCGGAGAAGCCGAGTGGCGCAACACCATGCGCCAGGCCGCCGCCTCTGAGCTTCTGGAAGTCATTTCCAAGATGCCGCCGCAGATCGGCCTGCTGGTGCTGGACTTGGCCGTGGAATTCATGGACATCCCCAACCGGGAAGAGGTTGCCAAGCGCATCCGTGGCGCAACCGGCATGAAAGACCCGGACCAGACCGAGCCGACGCCCGAGGACTTGGCCCAAGCGCAGGCTGCGCAAGAGGCCGCAGAGTTCCAAAAGGCCATGGCGGTTGCCGAGCTGGACAACAAGAACGCCGACACCGCGCTCAAGACGGCCAACGCCGCCAAGCTGGGCATTTTGGGCCGCCTCGACGAGGCCAAGACCATGACCGAGCGCGTCAACGCCGCCAACACAGCCATGACCGCAGCAACAGCCGTCATCACCATGCCGACCATTGCCCGCGTGGCCGATGGCGTGCTGCAAGAGGCTGGCTGGAAAGACTTCACGACCCCCGCAGCCGCTGGACTGCCACCCCTTATCCAGCAAGCGCCGCAACAACCAGAAGAACAGATGCAACCGGCGGCTATGCCACCTCAGTAAAGGAAAACTACCATGGCTCAAAAATTCGTCAAACTCTTGGCCTCGGACGGCTCGGAGTATTACCAGCCGCTGGCAGACTATGGCGACAACGTTCACGCCATGATCGTTGCTGACGGAGGCAACATCACCGGCAAATTCCGTGAGGCGTTCGAGTCTTACGACCCGGTGAACGGCGACCGCTGGATGGAGTCCAAAGCTGCGGGCGATTTGGTGTTTGTAGACGGCAACGCGGCTGCTGCGTCGTATCTGGTAATCAGCAAAGACCCGCTGACCGCTGGCACCGAGACAATCGTGGAGCTTCGGCCTGAGCAGTATTTCCGTATGCCCACGGAGATTGCATTCGGCGCGCATATGTCGCAACGCACACTGGGACAGGAATTCTCTGTTGAGGCGGTGGACACTGGCACCCCGTTGGCTGATGTGCCAGATCTTGCCATATCTGCTATTTCGCAGGCTGCTTCGGTGCTGACGATTGACTTTGCAGCGCCGCACGGCTTGGTGGTTGGCAAGTCGATTGGCGTCTATGGTTGCTCTGACCCCCGCGCAAATTACCCGGCATTGGTGGTCGCTTCGGCCCCAACTCCGACGCAGATTACTTGCACCGCTGGGCCTGGCGGAACAATCCCATCGCTGACCATTGCCAATCCTGCTGGGGCCAAAGGCTTCGTGCATTTCCGCGAACGTTTGGGCCGCGCAAACAACGGCATGGCGCAGATTTTCGAAAATTCCACGGTCACAAACGCTTCGCTGTACGTGCGCTCCGAATCCGGGGATGTGCTGCCCAGCGGTACTGTTGCTGGAAACCACAGCACGACTATCGCGACTACGACCTCGACGCAGCTTGTCAACTCAGCGTACATGTACGCATTTGCACCGACTTCGGAATTCAGACTTCTTTTGCAATCAGACCGCATGCAATGGGCTGACAGTCCCGTTGATCACGCCACACAAATGACGAGCAGGCTAGTACGCACGCAAGTGTGCCCAGACCCTGACGACATTTATAAGCTGCGCTTTCGGGCGACGAATAACAAGGGTTTGACCGTCCCCACGGCGCAGATTGTCACTGCGACAAAAGCCGGAACGACCACGGCGAACATCGTCACAGACCGGCCCCACGGCCTGGCAGTTGGCGACCCAGTGGTGCAGTACGGCACGCGAGCACAAGGCGCGACCGAGTTCCCTAACCTGCTGGTGGCAACGTCTGTCGCTTCGATTGTCAGTCCTACCGAATACACCATCGTTCAAGGTTCAACCGGAACAAGCCTGAGCTACGGCGGTTATGTTGCCAAGGTGCAGGGCGGCAACTTGATGTCGGCGCTGGGTGCCAACGCGGTGGTGGCGCAAAACGCTACGCTTTCCACGCTGTCCGATGGCACACGTCAGCTAGTCTTGACTGGAAATACGACTTGGGCAGGCGTTCTCATTGGCGACTTGGTGGAGCTTGTAGGCGTCCGCGCAAACTTGACCGGAATTAGCCTTGGCATTGATGGCCCGTGGAAGGTCGCTAACTTTTCTACGACCACCTTGGTCCTTGTCCTGCCCTACGCCGACCAGCGCGTAATTCCTGCTGACTTTACCGTGACGGACTGCGGTGGCGGAGTGATCCGACGCACTTGCTTGCGGATGAGCTTCATTCGAGTATTTGACTACGAACGTTTGCGGGTTGAGGCTCTGGCCCGCCCTGCTGGTGATTCTGCTGCGGCCATGCCAGTCGTAGTTCAAGGCGGCACTGCTGCGGCTTCGCAATCTGGCACATGGACCGTAGGCGCTGCTGGAACAACGGCGCAAGACTCATCATCACCCAACCCCATCGCGATTGGCGGACGCGCCGCCAACGCCAACCAAAGCGCCATGAGCGCGGCAGGCGACTTGGTGCACACCATGCACACCATGATCGGCGCGGTTGTGCAAAAGCCCTACGCTATCCCTGAAGCCGAATGGTCGTTCACCGGCGCACTGACAACCACGTCTGACGTGGTTGTGCAAGCTGCTGCGGGTGCCGGATTGAAACGCCATGTGACACTCATGCAAATTACAAACACGGGGTCGTCCGCAGGATCTTCTGTTGATGTGATTCTCAAAGATGGCGCGACTGTGCGTATGCAAGTTGCAGCGTTTGGACATGAGTCAGTTGTTATTCCGTTGCCCACCGGCATCCCTGTAACTGCCAACACAGCATTGAACATAGCTTTGAGCGCGGCGGGGACTGTTCGCGTCAACTTGCTCGGATACACAGCACCTTAAAGGAGACTGAACCATGCCACGCAACTACGACACCACAGGCCACAAGCTGTATCCGCGCGTCACCGAGGTCAATATCAAATACTCAACCACTGGCGAGTCGCACACCGAATACACGGAGCAGATGGCCGTGGTCGATGGTGACAACAACGTCCAGCACATTGACGCCAGCGCCTCGCGTCACGTTCTCGACTTTGGTTCGATTTCAGAACCGGTGCAACTGGTCAACCCAGCTACCGGCGAGCCGATCCCGGGCCAGTTCGTGACCAAGCAGCAGGTCATGCTGTCCCTGCTTGCCTTCTTGCGAGCCGACCAACTGCGCCGCGACCAGGCCTAAAGCCTATGCAGCTCGCCCTCAAGTCAAGCAACGCCAGCGATGCCAAGTGGTGGCACCGCATGGCGTCTTGGGTTATCAAAACCCGCCTGGTAAGCCAGTACAGCCACGGCGGGATTGTGATCGACGGCGACCTGTACCACACTAACGCCCAGCACGGCCTTCACAAAGTGCCGGCTGGGTGGTGGGAGCCCTCCAAGTGGGACATCTTCGATCTTGATACGCGCAACGATGACTTTGCCAAGGCGTTGTTTGAAGACCGGCAGGGCGCAAAGTACGACTGGCTGGGCTTGCTGGCATTCATCGGAGCCGACATCTACACACGCGACCGGCTGTACTGCTTTGAGTGGTGCTGGATCGCAATGACGCAGCCCGAAGAAGACGTGCGCGTCACCCCAGAGTTGCTTTTGGTGGCAGCCCACCAAATTCAGCAGAGAAAAGTTTTCATCAACCACGCAGGAGCTTTGAAAAATGACAATAGAGCACAACGACGGACTTACCGCTGAAGAGCGCGCCGCCCTCTTGGAGGACGACGGCGGATCGGAGGCGCAGAGCACACAAGACGCCGACGAAGGCGCAGGAGGCGATGATGGGCAAAGCAGCCAAAGCGCAGAAGATCCGGGAAAAACTGGCGATGCAGCGGCAGAGCCCGCAGCCAATGCCGAGCCAGCCACCGCCGACGCAGCAGCAGCAGCAGCAGCAGAACCCGCCGCCGAAGCCAAGCAGGAATCGGCACCCATTCTTGTTGCGCCGGTACCAGAGAACGTAGAAGCGCAGCTTGCAGAGATCGCCACCAAGAAGACCGAACTGTTCCAGCAGTTTGACGATGGCGACCTCACGGCCAAGGAGTACCAGATCCAGCTTGACGCGCTGGGCAAGCAGGAGCGCCAGATTGAGCTCCAGCAGGAGCGCGCAGAGCTGGCCGCGCAGATGGAGCAGCAGCGCCTGGAAAACGAGTGGAAGGCTACCTACACCGCGTTCCTGAACAACAACAGCGCCTACCGTGACAACCCCCGGCTGTACCGCGCGCTGGACGCCGAGGTGCGCGAGCTTGCCGCCAAGCCCGAGACGGTCAACTGGTCCGGCCAAAAGTTCCTTGAAGAAGCCCACAAGAACCTCAAGCAGGCCTTTGGCTTCCAGGATGGCAAGCCAGACCAGCGCCGCGTTGCGCCCAACCTCGACCTGCCGCCTAACTTGGCCAAGGTGCCCGCAGCCGATGTAGAGGACACCAACGGTGGCCGCTTTGCTGTGCTCGACCGCATGGCAAGCACCGACCCGCTTGGCTACGAGGAAGCCCTCAACAAAATGTCCGCGGCCGAGCGCGACGCTTACATGGCGTCCTGATCACTGGAGTAAGACGTGCTGAAGATTGAAATTCGGGTGGGCGAGAGCGTAAAAATCGGCGACGCCACTGTCACGCTGGAGGACAAATCCGGCAAGATCGCCCGTCTTTCAATCGACGCGCCAAAGTCAGTGCCAATTCAACGCATGCCGCAGACAAGCATGGCCCAGATCGTAAAGAACGGCATTGGGAGCCTCGAATGATCAGACCAACCCGCTTAGGCGGGTTTTTTGTTGCCCTGGCGTTGCCTTTCCCGCGCCACTGGTATTAGAATCCGGCCATCTGACGCGCAGGAAGTGCATCCGATGAACTTTAACCTTCATAGGAGCATCGACCATGAGTCAAACCGTAGTCCCCTTTGGCGACCCCAAAGCCCAAAAGAAATGGAGTGCCAACCTCGCAGTTGACACTCGCAAGAAGTCCTACTTCGAGAACCGATTTATCGGTACCGACGACAACAGCATCATCCAGCGCAAGACCGAGCTGGAAACCGATGCTGGTGACACCATCAGCTTTGACCTCTGCGTCCAGATGCGCAACAAGCCGACCTACGGCGATGCGCGCTTGGAAGGCAAGGAAGAAAGCCTGCGCTTCTACACCGACCAGGTGATTGTGGATCAGGTCCGCCACGCCGCATCCGCCGGTGGCAAGATGTCGCGCAAGCGTACCGCCCACGACATGCGCATGATCGCCAAGAACCGCCTGGGCGACTACTTTGCGCGCCTGTTGGACGAACTGTTCTTCATGTACTTGTCCGGTGCCCGCGGCATCAACGAGGACTTCATCGAAGACACGACCTACACCGGCTTCGCTGGCAATGCACTCACCGCGCCTGATGCGGCTCACTTGGTGTACGGCGGCTCCGCTACCAGCAAGGCATCCCTTGTTGCTGGCGACACCATGACCGTTACCGTGGTTGAGCGTGCCAAGAACAAGGCCGACATGATGCAGGCCCGCAACCCGCAGGTGGCCAACATGGTGCCTGTCAAGGTCGAAAGCTCCGAGCACTACGTGCTGCTGATGTCGCCCTTCCAAGAGTACAGCATGCGGACCAACGCTGGTGCAAACCAGTGGATGGACCTCCAGAAGGCTGCTGCTGGTGCAGAAGGTCGCAAGAACCCCATTTTCATGGGCACCTTGGGCATGATCAACAACGTGCTGCTGCACAGCCACCGCAACACCATCCGCTTTAGCGACTACGGCGCTGGTGCAAACGTGCTGGCCTCCCGCGCTCTGTTCATGGCTCGACAGGCTGGTGTGGTTGCTTACGGCACCGCTGGCGGCCTGCGTTATTCTTGGGAAGAGAACACCAAGGACTACGGCAACGAGCCTACCGTTGCATCCGGCTTTATCGGCGGGATGAAAAAGACCGTGTTCAACAACCGCGATTTCGGTGTGATCTCGATTGATACCGCAGCGGCTGACCCCAACCCGTAATGAATGAAGGCCCCGTAACTGGGGCCTAGTTCTCAACCTGAACCAACCCATTTTTTAGGAGCAAATCATGCCCAACTACGCAACCCCTTTCAGCGATCCCGGTGGCAACGGCCAGGTCGCTTACCCTTCCGAAGCAGGTCAGTTGATCAGCAACCGCTACACTTTCCAGCTCGGTCGCAATGGCATTCCCAACACGCTTCTGGTCGGTGACATCATCGACATCGGCATCCTGCCAGCCAACTGCACCATTGAAGACGTGGTAATCGACACCGACGACTTCGACACCAACGCTACGCCGACCATCAGCTTCGACGTGGGCATCATGACTGGTACGCCCGGTGACGTGGTTTCGGCCCGTTCGCTGGTGGCTGGTCAAGAGGCCTTCTTGACTGACACCACGGCGCGCACCGGTGGCCTGTCTCGCACCACGCGCCAGCAGATCATGCGTGTGGCTCCCACGGGAAGTGACCGCTCCATCGGCGTTCGCCTCGCGGCTGTTGCGGCTACTTGGGCCACAACCAACCCGACCTTCACCGTGCAAGTATCTATCCGGGGTTAATCCCGAGTAGCCGACCGGCAAAGGGAGTGGCCTAAACTAGCCATTCCCTTTTTTTGTAACCCAACTCAGAGGACATCATGAAAATTCAAAACATCTTGCAACGTGACGGCGGCACCAAGGTAGAGCTTGGAGGCATTGAATACCACTTTGAGCCGTTGAACGACGGTTGCCATGTGGCAGAAGTGGAAGACAAGGCCCACGTAGACCGATTTTTGTCTATCCCCGAGGCCTACAAGCTGTACCACGGCGAACTGACGCCCAAAGGCATTCCTGAGAAGATCGTCCCCACCATTGTCCAGGCCGGTGACAACCGTCTGGGCATTGCAACGTCCAGCACGAGCTACCTGCTTGGCTCCGATGTTCATGAAGCCAGTTACGAAATTGGCGGCAAGATGTACCAGCTTGGTGACGTGGTGGCCAAGGCCCACACGGATTCAGGCCTGTCCGTTGACGAATGGAACGCGCTGGAGCCCGAAGACCGCCACGCCAAGATCGACATTGCCCTCGATGCGCTGGCCGAGGCCGCCGATGTGCCAGAGAAGAACCCAGAGGCAGGCGCAGAAGACCGCGCCGCGCTGGTGGAGCAGTACAAGGCCAAGTTTGGCAGCGCACCGCACCACAAGGCCTCTATTGCAACCATCAAAGCCAAGTTGGCTGAGTAACTGCCATGCCCATCCCAGTCCAAGACATCCTTGACCGCGTGACCGACCTCTTGCTCGACAAGGATCGGACGGAAGAGGCCGCCCGCTGGACTGATGCGGAGCTACTGCGCTGGCTCAACGATTGCCGCATGGCAATTCTGACGCGCCGGCCGGTAGCTTGCTCCAAAATCACCACGTTCACGCTCACCGCGGGGACTTACCAAGCCATCCCGAGCGATGGCACTCAGTTGCTGGACATCATCCGCAACATGGGCCTGGACGGCACGACCCCGGGCCGCTCAATCCGGCGCACGGACCGCCAGAACATTGACGACCACGACCTGTACTGGCATTCGGCCACCCCCAGCACCGAGATCAGCCAGTTTACCTACGACGACCGCACGCCAAAGAACTTCTTTGTGAGCCCCCCGGCAGTGCCGGGTACAAAAGTGCTGGCATCGTATGCCGCTATCCCGCCCGCAGTGACCTCGACCACTGGCGACCTCGACATCGCCCTTGAGTACACCGATGCCGTCGTGAACTACGTTTGCTACCGCGCCAAGAGCAAGGACAGCGAGTACGCCAATGCCGCCGAGGCTGGGGCCTTTTACGGAGCGTTCAACGACGCCCTTGGAGTGACCCAGCAAGGCCAAAGCGCCAATTCACCCAACCAACCGGGCAACAGCGTTTAATCATGCAAAAGTACCAAGACATTGTTCTCAAGCAGAATGGCACGCCGCTGCAAGGCGCAACCATCACTGTGACCGACACCATGGGCGGCGCAGTCAGCGTCTACTCTTCCAATGCCGTGGGGGTCAACGTCAACCCACTGACCACGGACAGCATGGGCCGGTTTGGGTTCTACGCAGCCGATGGCCGCTACAACCTGGTGGTTTCGTTCAGCGGCGTAACGCTGGCCATCATCACCGACATACTGCTGGAAGATCCAGCAAACCCCAACGCCTACACTATCAACGGCGGGTCAATCGACAACACGCCCATTGGCAACATCACACGCTCGACAGGCAAATTCACCACCGTGGACACGACAACGCCTATTTCGCTGGCGTCCGGCGGTACTGGTGGGACAGATCCGGCTACTGCTAGGGCGGCAATGAGTGCAGCACAGTCCGGCGTCAACAACGACATTACACGCGCGCAGGCGCTGACTCGCGTGGACAACACGTTGCTCGTGGGGGGCGCAACCACCACCGCTGCGTTGGATGGTGTTTCTGGCTTGGTGGCCGGAGCGGAGTCGGGCATTTCGGGCGGGTTGGCTTTTCAAGCGCTCGGCTCGGCGTGGGTGCTTTACACGACAAACTCCAGCAACGAGTTGATTATCTACAACTCGACAACAAACACAGTTGTTGGACGGTTTAACGCAGCTAACAATTTTGTAATTGATGGCAATTTAGGGGTTGGAACATCTTTACCTAATAGAAAACTCGTGGTATCCAACGCAAGCGCGCAAGGTTTTGAGTTCGGTCCTGGTGTTGGGCCGTCTTCAAGCAACGAGCTGTTAAATTACAATCGCAGCACATCTCAACATGTGCCGATGCACAATTTCGCAAGTGCTCACTTCTTGTACTCTGGCACAGCGGGTAGTGTGCTGGGGTTGAACCAAGACTTGGTGGGCAATGTTGGGGTCGGTCTTGTGCCGAGTGCTTGGGGCATCACGGGCAACGTTATTGACTTTCAGGGCAACGGCACTATAGGCGGCGGCTCGACACTATCTTCTAACGGGCTTTTTATTGGCAACAACTGGTACTACGGCTCGGGAGCGTACCGCTACAAAACCACAGGAACCGCAACGCAAACTGTCCACGGCACAGGTTTTTCTGTGCTGACCGCCCCGTCCGGCACAGCAGGCAACCCGATCACATTTGCCACGCTAGTCAATACCAACACTAACGCAGTCACTACTGGGGCCAATGCCGCCGCCAGCGCGCTGGTGGTTAACCGAGACACTACAACCAGCCGGTCCATTAACGCCAGCGGTACGATTAACGCATCTGGCGCGGATTATGCCGAGTACGAGCGCAACGGTGGCTTGCGGTTTGCCAAGGGCGATGTTGTTGGGTTCAAGGCTGACGGCACGCTGACGCACAACTTTGACGAGGCCATCCGCTTTGGCGTCAAGTCAACTGATCCAAGCATCGTTGGTGGCGACGTGTGGGGCAGTGAAAAATCTCTTGGGAGGCCCTGCCCGCAGGAACCCATTTTTTCCAAGCCGCAATACAGTGGCGCGCCCGACCCAGGACTAACCCCAGAGCTACCATCTGACGCTTCGCAAGAGCAACAGGCCGAGCACGACGCCGCCATGCAAGCCCACGCGGCGGCCAGATACAAACACATCATCGACAAGGCCGAGTATGACGCACGGGTGCATACAGCGCGCCACCTATTCGACACAGCAACTTGGCTAGAATACGAGCGCGCCAAGGCTGCATTTGATGCAGCCCTGGAAGATGCTCGCCAAGGTGTTGACCGCATCGCTTATGCCGGGAAGGTGCCATGCAACGTGACTGGCGCTACTCCAGGAGGCTACATCATTGCAGACAGCTTTGACGGCAAGATCGTTGGCCAGTTTGTCACCAAACCCAGTTTTGATCAGTACCTGCGCGCGGTAGGCCGCGTGAATCGCATCCTGCCAGATGGTCGGTGCGAGGTGGCTGTCATTGTGCATTGAGGATGAACCATGGCAATTATTGTCACCATAGGCCAATCGCTCAAGCTGGATGTCTTGCTGCCAGAGGTTCGGCCATGGGCTCCAGGTGTCCCAGACCAGACGGCATACAAGGCCCTGCGCGGCGCTGCGATTGAGTTCTGCGAGCGCACGCGCCTATGGAAGTACGAGAATACCGTGACTGTGCTGGCGACCGACCCAGCAACCAGCACGATCCAGCTACCTGTTGAGGCGGCTGTGCATGACATTGAGGTTGCTCTGTTCAGTGGAGTAGAGCTGACGCCCAAGGCCCCGCGCGACCTTGATGAATGGATGCCTGGGTGGCGCACGGGCGACCTGAGCACTGGCCAGCCCCGATACATCACCCAGATCGAACAGAACAAAATCACGCTTGTGCCGGCCACCTATGCGGACGGCTCTCTGTACCTTTGCCTGCGCTTGAAGCCAAGCCAAAACGCCATGACCTTGCCCGACTTCATGGCAGACTACTCAGAGTGCCTTGGCTGGGGCGCGCTGGGCCGCCTGTTGACCGTCCCCGGCCAGTCGTACAGCAACCCCGACTTGGCGGCCTTCTACACCACCCGGTTCATCTCCAAGCTAGACTCGCTATCGCTCAAGGGCTCGCTTGGGCAGCAAAACGCTACCAAGCGCAGCAAGTCCAGGTACTACTGACCGAGAATCCGCCATGACACGATTTGTACGCTTTGCCAACAACGCCACATCCAAGCTGGCCGCGAACCTTTCCAACGTCAGCACCACCATGAGCGTGACGCCTGGCGACGGATCGAAGTTCCCGGCTCTGAGCGCGGGCCAGTTCTTCAAACTGAGTTTGATCCGTGGAGATGGCACCAAGGAAATCATCAAGGTAACTGCGCGCGCCTCGGACACCATGACTATCGTCCGCGCCGATGAAGCCGTTGGTGGCGTGCAGGTGGCGTACTCGTTTACCGCTGGCGACAAGGTAGAGCTGCGCCTGACCGCCGACGCCTTGGGCAATGAGTTTGACCGGCTTGATGCCGCTGCGTTCTTGGATGTCGTTGGTATTGCAGCCAACTACACCGTGACCGAGGCCGACATCTCCAAGCTGCTGAAAACAAGCACTGGGTCTGGTCCCGTGACCATTACACTGCCCCAAATCAGCACGCTGACGGCCAGCTTTGAGATTCAAGTCTCCAAAGACACGGGCGACACCAACGCTGTCACCGTGGCGGCATCTGGCGGGAACACCATCAACGGCCTGTCTACCTACATCCTGAGCGCGCAGTACCAGTCTATTTGGCTTGTTGCTGACCTTGCGACCAGCACATGGACTGCCATTGTCACGGCCAGCGCATCCAATAAGATCGTCAACCAATTCACTGGCTCTGGTACGCCCGGGCCTTTTACCCTGTCTGGTGTTCCGGGCTCCAAAAACAACACTGAGGTCTATGTCGGTGGCGTCTACCAGAACAAGAACACCTACACGCTGACTGGCAACAGCCTGATGCTTGGCGGTAACGTACCTCCCGGGGTGATTGGAGAATGCACTTTTGTGCAGCCGCTTTCCATTGGCGCGCCCAGCGACGGCACAGTCTCTGAGATCAAGTTGGCAGACGACACGCGCAGCGCAATCCGAAGCCAGCAGTACAGCGCTGGCACGACCGCGGGCACCGGCTCGGCGTACACCCTTGTAGTTACCCCGGCATTGACTTCCTACGCGCCTGGCCAGTCTTTTTGGGTCAAGTTCCACGCGGCCAGCAGTGCCAACCCAACGCTTCAGATCAGCGGCCTTGCCACGCCCCCGGCGCTGGTGTGCTACGACTCGTCCGGCAACTTGGTCAACATCGCATCCGGCCAGATCCCGGCAAATTTCTTCAGCCGCTGCACGCTGGTGGCGACCAACCAGGTTCTTGTCGAAGAACTTCCTCCGCTTGTGATTCCGGTTGTGCCGGTGCTGCGCGCGCCGATACAGCCCATTGGAGCGACAGTGGCGGCCAACGCGCTGACCCTGACGCTCAACCCAACGTCACTTGATTTTCGAAGCGATACGCTTGGCAGTGGGGCTATTGCCACCAGGACAGTGGCATCGTTTATCAACATGGTTGTGCCATCAACTGCGACACTTGGAACAGTTAGCGGTGTTTTGTCGCGGTTGGCGGTGCTGGCCATTACGTTTGCCGGTAACGTAGAGCTCGCCGTGGTCAACATTGCCGGCGGCAACAACCTCGACGAAGCCGGGGTAATCAGCACGACAGCCATTGCTGGAGCTTCCAACAGCGCCAGCACAATCTACAGCACCACTGCAAGAACCAATGTGCCTTACAGGGTGGTTGGCTACGTGGAAAGCACCCAGGCAACCGCCGGAACATGGGCAACTGCCCCGAGCCTGATTCAGGGCCACGGTGGGCAGGCGGCCGCTGCCATGGCAGCAATTGGCTACGGCCAAACTTGGCAAGATGTGACCGGATCGCGCGCTAACGGAACGACCTACTACAACACCACTTCGAAGCCAATTACTTGCGTTTTAACTCCAACATCAGCCGGTTCTAATAGCACGGTTACTGTTGGCGGAACAGTCTTAGTAAATGCAATTCCAATAAACTCACCAATAACATTTGTCGTTCCTCCAATGTCCTCCTATTCCGCAACTTTAGGCGGTGGAGTAGGCAGATGGGCAGAACTGCGTTGATCTTGATTTTTTACAAAGGACTTTTCCATGCCAGAAAACCATCGACCACGCGGCCCCGAGCGACGAAAGGAATCTCACTTGACCGACGAGCAGATTGAAAAGATCGCATCGCTGGCAGCCGACAAAGCAGTCAAGAAGATGACGGACGACGCATTCAAAGCAGTGGGCCAAACTGTTGTGCAAAAGCTGTTTTGGATTGTCGGTGTGCTGACTGTTGGCCTGTTTGCCTATCTCCAGGTTACTGGCAAAGCACCGACCATCAAATAACTGAAAGTCTTGTATGCCATTGACCCAAGTACCACCCGCAATGCTTGAGCCTCCAGTGGTCACGGTGCGCCAGAGCGTTCACACGCAAACAGGCGCTGTGCTCACTGGTACCACTCCGATTCCGTTTGATGACACCATCCCCCAGATCACCGAGGGGAATGAGTACATGACGCTGGCGATCACGCCGACGGACGCATCAAGCATCTTGGAGATCGACGTGTGCATTGTCTTGTCCAGCAACTTTGTAGGAACGACGGCCATTGCCGCGGCTTTGTTCCGAGATTCTGGAGCAGGAGCGTTGGCGGCAGGTACGCAAATTTCTCCGAGCGCCAACTCGCCAATGACCATCAACTTCAGACACCGCGTTGCAGCCGGGTCTACTTCACCTACGACATTCCGGGTAAGGGGCGGGACAAGTGGAGCCGGTACCACCACGTTCAACGGTAACGCCGGAGCGCGCGCTTTGGGCGGCGTGATGGCATCGAGCATCACCATTACGGAGCTTCGCACCTGATATGGCAAGACTTCGCTTTGCCCAGCTTTCAGGCGAGATCCCGCGCCTGCTTTCCCGCCTACTGCCGGACACCAGTTCGCAGTATGCCGAGAACGTGCGCCTGGACGACGGCGGGTTGACGCCAATCCGGCAGCCACGGGCGGCGCACACCTTCGCAGGCGCAAGCGGCATCCAGACAATCTACAAGTACGGTAACGACTGGCTTTCTTGGACGTTTCCAGTCAACGCAGTGCCCGGCCCTGTGGCCACCGACCGGCTGTACTACACGGGCGACGGCGCGCCAAAAATGCGGGTGGCTGGCACTGTCTACGACTTGGCGGTGGCGGCTCCAACCGCGGCGCTGACCGTGACACTTACCGGGGTGGGCAGCGGAGACATCACAACCCGGCTCTACGTGTACACCTGGGTGACAGCGTTTGACGAAGAGAGCGAGCCCTGCCCGATCAGCGCCGATGTGCAATGGCAGGCTGGTCGCACCGTCACACTGTCCGGCTTCCAGTCCGTGCCAGCCGGGCGCAACATCACAAAGCAGCGCATCTACCGGTCGCAAAGCAGCAGCCAGAACGGTACCGACCTGTTTCTCATTGACGAGCGCGCAGCCTCCACGTCGAACTACGTTGACACCAAAAGCCCGACCGAATTTGGCGAGGTGCTGCCATCGCGGGATTACAACCCGCCTCCTGCAAACTTGTCGGGCCTGATTGCCCTGCCCAATGGCCTCATGGCTGGGTTTGCCGGCAAACAACTGTGCTTTTGCGAGCCCTACAAGCCTCACGCATGGCCGGAGAAGTACCGCCTTACCAGCGCCTACCCCATTGTGGGCCTGGGAGCATTTGCCTCAACCGTGGTGGCCGCCACTGAGGGAGTACCCTACGTTGTCAGCGGCACCTCGCCAGAGAGCATGGTGGCAGAAAAGACCGAGCTCAACCTGCCATGCATCAATCCGCGCGGAGTGGTTGACCTCGGGTATTCAGTGGCTTACCCGTCCAATGACGGCTTGGTGGTTGTTTCAAGCGCAGGCGCATCGGTAGCAACAAGTGCGCTGTTTACGCGCCAAAAGTGGCAGCAGTTGTCGCCAAACACCTATGTTGCGGGACAATATGCCGGGCGGTACTTTGCCAGCTACCAGTACGTCGAACTCGACGGCAGTGTTACCGAGGGCACCCGGATCATTGACCTGTCCGGCGAGCAGCCATTTGTGATCCGCGCCAGCATCCGGCCCGATGCGTTCTACTACGACTTGCCGACCGGTGCGCTGTACTACCTTGTGGGCAACGTCGTCTACGAATGGGACGCGCGCGGCCAAGGCAACGAGATCATGACGTGGACATCAAAGCGCTTTGTCATGCCCAAGCCAATGACGCTGGGGGCCATTCTGGTTGAGAAGGGCGGTGGCCTGAACAAGGATGACCAGGCGGCGCTGGACGCTGCAATTGCGGCGATCATTGCCAACAACGCGGCGCTGTTCGCGGGCGACCTTATGGCCGAAATCAACGGCCACGAAATCAACGGTATGGTTTTGGGAGGCGATGACCTTCAGCCTCTGCCATCGCCAAAGTACATCTCCGTGCGCGTGTACGCCGATGGTAAGTTGATCAACACCATATCCACCATGGACGACGTGAAGCGCCTCAAGGCGGTGAAGGCCAAGGAGTGGGAGATCCAGGTGAACGGCACCGCAGAGGTTGAGCAGATCACCATGGCAACGACTGTCAAAGAATTGACGGAGGGATGACCATGGCGACATCCAAAGAACGCGACTTCCGCAACGTGATGGAGAAGCTAGACCGGCTTTCTGGCGTGCGGGGCGATACGGCCAAGAGCCAGTCTGCTGTGCGGCGCTCCGAGCTTTACCCGCTGGCAAGCATCACCCTGTCTTCAAAGCAGGTCACGGCGGCACCGACGCAGGCCGAATACAACGCCTTGCAGTCCGACGTTGCGAAGATATTCAACGCCCTCAAGCGCATATCCAACATTTTGGGCAACGCAACGCTGCCGGAACCGTAAAATACAGCCATGTCCGAGCCCATCTACAACGCCGAAGATCGACATTTGCCATGGGCTCAGGAGCGCATTGGCGTCACCTTCCGAAACGACGCCAAGACCATCGGACTTGAGCGCGACGGCGAGATCGTGGCCGTGGTGGTGTTTGACTCGTTCAGCGAGTGCGACGTGTGCATGCACATTGCCTCGGACGGCACTAGGGCGTGGATGAACAAGGCCTTGCTGGTGCATGCGTTCAGCTACCCTTTTGTCCAGCTTGGCCTGCCGCGAGTGACCGGGCTTGTGCCTGCTGACAACGAGGCCGCGCTGAAGTTTGACGAGCACATCGGTTTTGTGCGCGAGGGCTACCACCCGAAGGCCGCGCCGGGCGGCAAAGACTTGGTATCGCTTGGGCTCTTGAAAGAAAATTGCCGCTTCGTCGGGAGGAACACATGATCAATAACCTTCACTTGTTGGGAATCCCAGACCACGATGAAGACGCATTCCAGCCGCGCAGTGGGCGGCTTGGGGCGGGGCAAATGCGCTTGTACGGCGGTAAGGGCGGTGGCCGAGCGCCAGCTCCAGACCCGGCCATCGGCGAAGCCGCAATGAGAAACGTGGAGCTTGGCCAGAGTTGGCTGGACTTCACCAAAGAGCAGTTTGAAGAGGGCAACAAGCGCCAAGCCGTCACCGACGAGCTTAACACCAAGGTGGTGAACCAGCAGCTTGCCACCCAAGACCAGGCCAACACATGGGCGCAGCAAGACCGCGCGCGCACGCTGGGCACGTTTCAGCCGGTTGAAGACGCATTCGTCAAGACCGCGCAAGAGTACGACACACCAGAAAAGCAGGCAGAAGCCGCGGCGACCGCAAGGGCCGACGTACTGGCTGCATCCGAGGCGGCCAAGGCCAGCGGGGTGCGCCAGATGGCGGCCATGGGCATCTCGCCCGAGTCTGGCCGGTTTGCAGGCATTACCCGAGCGCAGGACACCAACACAGCGCTGGCGGCGGCCGATGCGCAGAACAAAGCCCGCCAAGTAGTGCGCGACAAAGGTCTGGCACTGAAAGCCGACGCGATCAACATGGGCAAGGGCTTGGCATCGAGCACGGCGGCAGCGGCTGGACTAGGCCTCAACGCTGGCAACAGTGCGGTGGCCAACAACGCCACGGCCAACAGTCAGTTCAATGCCAAGGGCCAAATTATGGGCCAAGGCTTTCAGGGGGCAATCGGAGCCAACAACAGCGCAGGCGGCATCCTGAACAACCTGTATGGCAACCAGTTGAATGCCTGGAGCGCGCAGCAGCAAGCCAACGCAGCAAGCGCGGCCGGAATTGGCAAACTGGTAGGCCAAGGCATTGGAACGTATGCGGCACTTGGTGGTTCGGACATTCGCATCAAGCAAAACATCATGCTCGTCGGAACCTTGTTCAATGGCCTGCGCCTGTATTCGTTTGAGTACAAGCCAGCGTACCGCGACAAGTGGGGCCACGGCATCAAACTTGGCGTGATGGCCCAAGACGTTGAAAAGGTCATTCCCGACGCGGTATCCGATCACGAAGACGGGTACAAGGTCGTTGACTATCAGAAGGTGGTGAACCATGTCGTTTAATTTTGGCGGCTTTGCCGGTGGGTTCTCTGACGGCTTTGGGAGTGGCGTTCGCATGGGCAAAACTATGCGCGACATCATCCGGGAAAAGAAGATGCAGGAAACCCTGCAAAACGCGCGCGATGAAGCAGCAGCAGCCTACGACGCCAGCCAGGCGGGAAAAGCGCGCAGCGTGAGCGAAGGCCCGTCCACCGAGGGAGCATCGTACAAGGCTGAGTCCGGCGCGGTGGTAACACCTGTGCGGCCGGCTGAAGTCGTATCGACCGGCCTGCCACCCATCGGGCAGGAGTCTCCTGCATCGGCGGCCATCCCCCCATCGGTTGCCAATCAGACACCAGCAGCACCCGGCTCCGGTGCGAGTGCGGAGGGCAATGCGGGCGAAGCAGAGGCCAAGACCGCTATGGTCAAGCCAACACCCCAGCAGGCGGCATCGGCTGGCATTGCTGCGCCTGGTCCGGCGAAGTTCACCACTACCGATGGCAAGGCATTCGACACCCGCAAGGACGCCGAGGCGGCCGCTGGCGTCAAGAACGACCCCATGGCGCGCTCCATGTACATCCAGAAGCACATGGCGCAGAAGGCGCAGGACTATTTCTTGTCCATCGGCGACATGGAGATGGCAGAAAAGTACGGCAAGCACGCCGAAACCGTGGCCGGCAAGCAGGCGATCAAGGCATGGGCGGATGCTAAGAGCGCGCCAGACATCGACACCCGAGCCCAGCGCTTCGGCCAGTATTACACCGACCACATCAACGACGGCGTGGACTACACCGGGCACAAGATCCTGACCAAGGAAGACGGTACGCAGGTAGCGGTTGTGTCTCTGAAAGACAAGCAAACCGGCAAGACAAGCGAAATGGAGCTCACCGACCAGAAGATGGTGGAGCTTGGCGATGCGTGGAACCCGGCGGCGGTGTTCAAGAACGAGCAGGGCCGGGCCGCTGCGGCTGCGGCGCAGAAGGCCAAGACAGGTGAAGAGGTACTGAAATCTAACCTGCGGATGCGCGAGAAGGCCTTTGAGCAGGACCGCATTGACGCGCGCGAGGGCGCGAAGGGCCGACAAACCCTGTCCGAGATCAGCCTGCGCGACCAGATTGAACGCCAGAACGCGGGCGCAAAGGTCACGGCGGAGCTCACGGCCAAGACCGACGCGCTCAAGGCCTACGGATACACCGAGGAAGAGATCAAGCCTCTTGTGCCGCTGTTTTTGAAGGTTGGCGAGTACAAGAAGATGACCGACCCGGCAGAACGCCGCGCCATCATCGGCACTGAGCTCATGAAGTCTGACCCGACGTATTCCAGGGCCACGGCTGAAGAGCAGCGCGCCCGCATCGACAAGGCCATGGCCGCCATTTTTGGCGAAGCTGCACCCGCACAGCCTGGGCAGCCCGCTCCAGCTACTCCGGCAACGTCTGGCGTGCCACCTCGCCCTGTGTACGTCCGAGACAAGACGACCGGCCAGATTTTCCAGATCCAAGGCGACAAGAAGATTCCGGTCGGCCCTCCGCCGAAGCCCCCGGCAGCGCCAGCAGCGCCCGTGCCACCGGCAGGCGCGCAGAGTGCCATCCCACCTTCGCCCGCAGCAATGGCGGCAGGAGGAATCCCGGCGCGTGGGTCTGGGCTGAATTTAGTACCGCGTTAACACGCCCGTGGTGGTTTCAAAACAGAACCGGTTGCCTTAGAATCGCGCGACCGATTCAAAGAGAGCACCATGGCTACAAACCCGACCGCTGTTTCGCCACTTGATGACCCAAACCTTGAGGTGATCCCAGCATCGGATGTGCCAAAGATC